AGAAAAGTTTACTCTCTATCGATGGAGTAATTCAGTCTCCATTAATGTGGAGTCCTATTAATACCACTATAACAAATAATGGTGCTCATATTTCTACATCTAGAACAATTTTTGAAGTTGCTGGTATAGGAACAATAATACCTACAGATATTGTAAAAATTGATGATGAATATATGAAAGTTGTTTCTGTTGGAATAGGAACAACTGCTTTAGGACCAATAGATGGTGGTGGAACTGCAAAATTACTAGAAGTTACAAGAGGATTTGTTGGTAGTGCAGCAACTGCACACGCAAATGGTGCTGCTCTTAGAATTTACAAGGGTTCTTATAATATGGTTGGAAGTAAGATTCACTTTACTGAAGCACCATTAGGAACTAACTTAACTCAATTAAATGAATTTAATCTTGAATATGCTAGAGCAACATTTAATGGAAGAGTATTCTTAAGGAATAATTACACAACCAATGAAATATTTGATGATATATCTAATGAATTTACTGGAATTGGTCAAACCTTTGAAATAACAAAAGAAGGTGTTGGTATTGGATCAACAGCATTAACAACTGGTGATGCTATGAATTTAATCAATGGTATCTTCCAGGTTCCAACTACGGAGAATAATGTTGGAAATAACTATAATTTTGTTGGAATAGGAACCACACAAACTGATATCATATTTACTGGTATTACTTCTACTGATGGTAGTGTAATTAAGAGTGATGTTGATGTAAACTCTAATCAATTACCAAGAGGAGGAATGATTGTTTCTCTTGGATCTACTGGTGGATTAGGTGTAGCACCTTTACATGGTGCAGTTGTACACCCTGTAATTGGAGCAGGAAAGTCCATTGCAGAGATAGTTGGTATTCCGACAATAGGAAATGCAATGGGTATCACTACAGCGTCATATAATAACCGTACAGGATATCTAGAAATAACTACAGATGTACCACATAACTTCAGACCTTCAAATGAAGTGGTAACTTTAGTTGGTTTAGAATTTACTTGTAGTGGTACATACAATGTTAGTGATGCAACTTATAATGCTGCTACTGGTGATTTAACATTAACAATCGGAGATCATGAACTTCAGGTTGGAGAAAAAGTTGGAATTGGTACTTCATCTTTAGTATTCCAGTGTAGTCAAGATAATTACGGTAGTGAGCATAGTTATCCTCGTCATGGAGTTGACCCTATTGCTGGTATTGGAACTCCTATTACTGATATAACAAGTACAAATATTACTATTAAGGTAGGTGTTGGTACTGATTCACTTCACAAATATGTAAGTGGTGGTGTTGTTAACTATGGAAGTCAGTACGTCGGTGTAACAACAACAATATTCCCTAATGCTGTAAATGATAGACCATTCTCTATTGTAGAGACATTGACAGATAAGACCTTTGTTGCGAATGTTGGTACAAGTACAGTTAGACATAATTACGTTGGTTCAGGAACTGCATATCCATACTACAGTGATTTAAATTGGGGTTCTGGATATTATGGTAATGTTGCTATTGGTGTAACTGATGATGCATATGAACATAAGTTTGTAAGTGCTGGTGTTGGATCTATTACTGCCAATGCAGGTGGACCATTCACTGCTATTGATGCACAGTATGAATCACATACTGGAAATCTAACATTAACTATTCCTAATCATGGATTAACGGTATCTAATACAGTTGGTTTTGCTACTGGATTCTTGGTAATGAGTTGTTCTAGAGATAACTTTAAGACTAATCATTCTTATCCACGTACAACTGACCCTGCTAACGCAGCAACATTAGCAATATCTTCTGTAAGTACTGATACCATTACTGTTGGTGTAGGAAGTGCTGGTGGTGGTGGATATGGTGCAGTTGTAACCGCAAGTATTCCATATAACACACATTTCTTTGAAGGTGCTGATGCTAATGCTGTTAATGTTACTGGTGGAAGTCAATTAACACCTACTGATGCAACATATGAACCAGCAACTGGTGTTCTTACTATAACATTTGGATCTAATCATGGATTAACTAACTCTAATACAGTAACTCTTGATAATAATTCATTTAAGTTCTCATGTAATCAGGATAATCGTAAGAGTATTCACACATATCCTAGAACAACTGATCCTGCTTCTGGTTCAACATTAGCAATTACAGTTCCAGCAACTAATAAAATCTCTGTTAATGTTGGACAATCACCAAATGGAACTGGTGGTGCTTTACAATTTGCTATTGGTGCTGGTGGTACTGGATACATTAATCCACATATCAATATTCCACAACCTTCTTATCAAAACCTTGAAATAACAGGTGTTTCTAGAAGAGGTATTGGAAATACTACTGATACAGGAACTGGTCAATTAATTACTGTAGCAGTTTCACCAACTGACAATGCAACTGGTATTGGATCTACTTCTTGGATTGTTTCTGATTTTGATGTTGCTAGAAGTGGACATTCATTCTTAGTTGGAGATGTATTTAAACCAGTTGGTTTAGTAACTAGCAAATATCTTAATTCTTCATCACTTATTAGTGATTTTGAACTTACTGTTACTGAAACATTTACTGATAGGTTTACATGCTGGAATTTCGGACAATTTGATTATATTGATTCTATAAAAGATCTTCAGAATGGAACCAGAACAAGATTCCCATTAATGTACAATTCACAATTAGTGAGTTTTGAAATAGATGGTACTGATCCTGATTCTGCATTAGTAGATATGAATTCATTATTATTAATCATCATAGATGGTGTAATACAGAATCCTGGTGAAGCATATAATTTTGCAGGTGGAACAACCTTTACATTTACGGAAGCACCTACAGTTAATGATAATGTTTCAATATTCTTCTATAGAGGAACTGCTGGTGATGATAGTAAGATATTTACTGTAAAAGAAACTGTTAAACAAGGTGATCTTCTCAGAATTAAGAAGGTTGGTATTCATACAGAACAAGAACATAGAGTACTTTCTGGTATTACTACATCAGACACTATAGAAACAGAAATATATTCTGGGTTAGGTGTTGATGAAAATAACTTTAAACCAATGTCTTGGAATAGACAGAAGTATGATAGAGTCATAAATGGTGAAATTGTTTATAAGTCTAGAGATTCTATTGAACCATATGTTTATCCAACAGCAAGGATTATTGGAGATGTTAATACAACTCAATCAGAAATCTTTGTAGATAATGCACATTTCTTTAATTATGAAGAAAATGAATCTTCAATTGTTATTACTGATCAAGTAAGTGCAATGATCATACCTGATTCTAGCGATCCAGTTGCTGCTGCTATTACTGCTGTAGTTTCTGCTGGAGGAACAATATCATCATTATCAATTACTAATGGTGGTGTTGGATATGGAACAGCAACTGTATCAATTGGTGCTCCATCTCATATTGGAGTTGGTATAGGATCTACTGCTACAGCAACTCTTACATTAACTAATGGAGTAATAACTGATACAACGATAGTAAATCCTGGACTTGGATATACTCAATCAAACCCACCATCTGTTATTGCATCATTCCCATCATGGAATAGAGAAAAGATTGAATCTATTGATATTATTCAAGGTGTAACTGGTATTGTTACTGGTATTACAACTAGTGCTCCTACATCAGGAAAATTAGCACTTGAGTTCTGGTTAAAGAAACCTGGTAATTCTAGTTACAGTGGAATAGCAGTTGGACAACCACTTTACATCTATGATACTACTGTTGGAACAGGATTAACATCTATCGCTAAGTCTAAGAATAATAATGATACAGTTGGAATAGGAACTAGCTTTGCTGATAATATCTACCAAATACAGCAATGGAGTGTTAGTGGTAATACAGGATTAGCTACCTGCTATATCCATACAAATACAAATCATGCTGGTCTTACATCGACTGCACCAACAAATAAAATACTTGGTAGATTCTCATGGGGTAGACTTGCAGGTATAGCAAGAACTACTGTAAACCCAGTTTCTATTGGTGTTACTGGATTAACTGTTGGATTAACAACAGGATCTGGAATATCAACATTCCCACCAATTCAACGTCGTGATTATGGTTGGAATAATAGTGGTGCATTAAAACCAGATCTTGGGTAGTATAAATACATAAAAAATATGAAATAAATGGCTGCTATTGTAACCGATCAATTTAGAATACAGAACGCAAATAATTTTGTAGAGTCAATAGATAACCCTGCAAATTCTTATTATGTGTTCCTGGGTCTTCCTAATCCTGCTCCAGCTACTGTTGGTTTTGGTAGAAGTGGTGCAGATTTAGCGGGCTATAATTCTAATATTCCAGATCCCAGAGACACTATTAATAATATTAATCATACATCAGATACTATGATGTTTGGTAAGAAAGTTAATAGTGCAAATATAAGACGATTGATTAAAAAGAGGATCTGGAAAACGGGAACCACTTATGAAATGTATCGTCATGATTATGGAGTTGATTCAACATCTCCTTTAACTCAATCAGCGAGATTATATGATGCAAATTATTATGTAATGAATAAAGACTATAATGTCTATCTTTGTATTGATAATGGATCTTCTGGAATTAATACTACAGGAAATGCCTCAAAGGATGAACCAGTATTTACTGATGTAGAACCAAGTAAGGCAGGAGAAAGTGGTGATGGATATATTTGGAAATATCTATTCAGTGTTCCTCCTAGTGATATTATAAAATTTGATTCTACTGATTATATTTCTGTACCTAATAATTGGTTAACTACTGATACTGCTCAAATAAAAGCAGTAAGAGATAATGGTGATTCTACCAACAATAATAATCAAATTAAGAAGGTATATATTGATAAGCAAGGTAGTGGATATTCAGTAAATCAATCTGGTTTAGAAGTGAATATTCTTGGTGATGGTACTGGTGGAAAGGTTGTTATTGATACTGATAGTTTAGGTAAAATAACAAATGCGGTTGTTTCATCTGGTGGTCAAGGATATACTTATGGAATGGTTGATTTAGGAACTATTAATGCTGGTGTTTCTACAGCAAATGCAGCAAAATTAATTCCTATTATTCCACCATCTAGAGGTCATGGATATGACATTTATAGTGAGTTAGGAACTGATAAAGTTCTTATATACAGTCGTTTTGATGATACTACTAAGGATTTTCCAGTAGATGCAAAATTTGCACAAATTGGTATAGTAAAAAATCCAACTCAAGCTGGATCTGCTGCTACATTTGTTGAACCTCAGTATTCTTCATTATCTGGAATTAAATTCTCTTCTGTTACAGGTACTCTTCCAACTCCAGGAACTATAGTTAGACAAACAGTTGCTGGTGGTACTGCTCAAGGGTATACTGCTTCATATGATGAAGAAACTATGGTCTTGAAATATTTCCAAGATAGATCATTGTATTTTAACTCAACTTCAGATGATCAACAGGATTACGTTGGTGTATCAACTAATTCAAAGATAAATGCATTTAATTCTTCTGCTTCGGATCCAATAACAACAACACTTGGTTTTTCTGGAGTAGTTGATACTGCATTTACTGAGAGTAAAGTAACTACAACAGGAAATAAAGTTATTGATTTAGCAACATCATTCACAATAGGGTTGTCTTCACCTGAGATAAATAAAGGGTCGGGTGATATCCTCTACCTAGATAATAGACCGCTAATAGCACGAAATTCTAGACAGAAAGAAGACATCAAAATTATCTTGGAATTCTAAAAAATGCCACAGAAAACTAATTTAAATATAAGCCCATATTTTGACGATTTTGATAAGGCGAATAATTTTTATAAAGTCTTATTTAAACCAGGGTTTCCAGTTCAGGCAAGAGAATTATCAACTCTACAATCGATCTTACAAGATCAAGTAGAGTCTTTTGGTAGTCACATGTTTAAAGAGGGATCAATGGTGATCCCAGGTAATATTTCATATGATCCTGAATATTACTCAATTAAATTAAATGATGAACATTTAGGTGTTCCAATTTCATTATACATTCAAAATCTAGTAGGAAAGAGATTAAAAGGGCAGAATTCTGGTACTACTGTGGTTGTTGATAAGGCAGAACTTGCTGCTGATGGTACAGATATAACACATGCTACTTTATTTGTAAAATATGTAAGTGGTACATCTAATGCTAATGGTGGAGCATTAGATGATGGTGAGGCATTATTAACACAAGAATCTTTTGCTTATGGTAATACTGTCTTTAATGAAGGAGATAGTGTAGTTACTCTTATTTCTTTAGATGCTTCTGCAGTTGGTTGTGCAGCAGCAGTTGGAGATGGTGTCTATTTTATTAGAGGTGCTTTTGTAAATGTTTCTGCTGACAAGATAGTTTTAGATCCATATAGTAATACACCATCTTATAGAGTAGGATTAAGTATAAATGAAGAATTAATCACTTCTAGAGATGATGATTCTTTATATGATAATGCTAAAGGATTTTCTAACTATGCAGCACCAGGTGCTGATAGATTAAAGATAACTACAATGTTATCTAAAAAGGCATTAACAGATAATAATGATAAAACTTTCGTTGAAATACTTAGATTAAATGAAGGAGAGATACGTAAACTTGAAAATAAACCACAATATAATTTAATTAGAGATTACTTTGCTAGTAGAACATTTGATGAATCTGGAGACTATACCGTAAATGGATTTGGTATTCAGGTCGCTAATTCATTAAATGATGGATTATCTAATGAAGGTGTGTTTTCTGCAGGATCTACTACAGATGAAGGAAATGTTCCTACTGACGATTTAATGGCAGTTAAGGTATCTTCTGGAAAAGCATATGTTAGAGGATATGATACTTATAAACCAGGAACTACTGTAATAGATGTAGATAAACCAAGAGATATAAAGAAATTAGAAGGAGCATTAGTTCCTCTTGAATTAGGAAATAAAATAAAGGTTAATAATGTTCAAGGAACTCCCTTTATAGGTTTAAATAATAATCATACAGTAGATTTGTGTTCTGAAAGAAGAGCAACTGGAACTGCTGCAGCAGCTGCTGGAGCTGTAATAGGAAAGGCAAGAGCATATTCTTTTAATCTAAGTGATGCTCCATATAAAAACGGTGGTTCAGATTGGGATTTATATTGCTTTGATGTTCAGACATATACAAACGTTATTTTAAATTCTAGTTGCACTAATGCTGAATTGCCCGCATCTTCTTATATTGAAGGTTTACATAGTGGTGCTACTGGTTACACAGTAGCAGCAGGAGCAAATGCAAATACTGAAATTTCAATAGAACAAACTTCTGGAACATTTCTTGCTGGTGAACCAATTAAGATAAATGGTGATGTTTTTGTACAGAGATCACTTAAATCTGTTAGAATTTTTGGAATACAAGATGTTAAGTCTGTATATCAAAATACTGGAGGATCTGGTGGTATCTTAGATACAAATACTGTAGATTTTGCAGCAGATACTACATTACAAAGAGTTATTCCAAAAGGATTTAATGTTACTGATCAATTAGTTATTAACTCTGCTGGTATTACTAGTTGTGCAGGACAGAATTTTGCTGGTATTAAATCTGATACTATTATTAGATACCAAAGACCAAACTCTGCTGATGAGGTCTTTAATAAAGTTAGATGGGTATCTCCTGATGGATTAACAATGGATCTTGATGCAGTAGCTACTGTTGCTGGTGTATGTAATGGTGCTATACCTGCTACTGGACAAGAAACAGTTTCATTTAGTGTAGGTAGACCTAATATTGTTAGTAATGAGAATGCAGGACTATACGCACCATTGAGTTCATCTAATGTTTCTGATATAGATTTAGCTGGATCAACTTTACTTGTATCAAAACAGATTACTGGAGAAGGTGCAAGTTCTGTTGGATTAATGGAAGTACCAATATCATCTACAGGTATTTCTAGTGCTTTCTATGAAAATTATGATTCAGAAAGATATTCAGTTCATTATTCAACTGCAGTAAATGGTTCATTTGTTGCTCCATTATCATCAGATCAATTTAGTCTAAATGCTGATGGAACTCAAATATCTATTACTGGATTAGCTCCAAACGCTGCTAACGTTGTTGTTAATACAACAGTTAAGAAAAAAGATATTAAGAGTAAGCAGAAGAATTATGTTAGAAGTGAGAAAATAACTATTGATAAGTGTGTTTCTGCAGGATCTACTAATGGAACTGGATTGACACAAAATAATTTTTATGGTCTTAGGGTTGATGATAAGGAAATTTCTTTACA